TGGGCTTCTTCCCCATAGTTCGTCGCGAGCACCCGGTCGTCTGGCGCAATCGTGCGCTCCAGGCGGAGCGTCAGCTCGGCGAGCAACGCAGCGCGCCGACCCTCACTACCGAGCGCGCCTTCGAGATCCTGGTCGGCTCCGCCTCCGCCTCCGGCGCCCCCGTCAACGCCATGACGGCCATGGGCGTGCCCGCCGTCACCGCCTGCGTCGGCCTCCTCGCCGACATGATCGCCCTCCTCCCGCTGCGCCTCTACCGCCGCACCACCCGCGGCGCCATCGAGATCACCGACCACGCCGCCGCCCAGGTCATCTCCCGCCCCGGCGATCTCCACACCGCCTACGAGTGCCGCCAGCTCACCCAGACCGGCATCGGCCTCGGCGGCAACGGCTACATCCGCGTCCACCGCGATGCCTCCGGCGAGCCTGGCGAGCTCGAGTGGCTCTCCCCCGTCGACGTCGTCCCCCAGCGCCTCGCCGGCCAGCGCTTCGTCACCTACCGCGTCTCCGGCGAGCCCCGCCTCCTCACCCGCTACGACATCATCCACGTCCGCGGCCTCTCGCGCGATGGCGTCATGGGCATCTCCCCCATCACCGCCATGCGCGAGAGCATCGGCACCACCATCGCCCAGCGCGAGGCCGCCGGCTCCACCATGCGCCACGGCAGCCGCTTCAACGGCGTCCTCGAGGCCCCCGCCGCCCTCCGCAAAGACCAAGTCGAGGACCTCCGCCGCGAATGGGCCGCCCGCCACGGCGGCAGCGCCAACTCCGGCAAGACCCCCGTCCTCTGGGGCGCCCAGTTCAAACCCGTCTCCGGCATGAGCGCCGCCGACGCCCAGTTCGTCGAGTCCCGCGTCTTTGAGCTCCGCGAGATCGCCCGCTGGTATCGCATCCCCCCCGTCCTCATCGGCGACACTCAGGCCTCCACCTCCTTTGGCGCCGGCATCGAGCAGCAGAACCTCGGCTTCCTCGCCTACAGCCTCAACCCCTGGCTGGTGAATTGGGAGCAGTCCGTGGACTACACCCTCCTCACCACCGACGACATCCGCGCCGGCCTCCACTTCCAGTTCGACCGCGAAGAGCTCGCCGCCGTCAGCCTCCAGGCCAAGGCCGCCTTCATCTCCGCCCTCCGCACCACCGGCATCTTCTCGCCCAACGACGGCCGCGAGTGGCTCGGCTACCCCAAGAGCGACGCCCCCGGCATGGACGATGCCCGCGCCCCCCTCAACTCCTCCTCCACCGGCACCCCCGCGCCCGAGCCCGCGCCCGCCGAGCCCCAACCCGCCAACGCCTGACCATGCCATCCGCCCCCGCCATCACCGCCCCCGTGATCGAGCGCCGCTTCACCGCCGGCGCCGTCGAGCTCCGCGCCGCCGGCGATGCCGCCAAGCCCAAAGTCCGCGGCTACGCCGCCGTCTTCGGCAAACGCTCCGACAACCTCGGCGGCTCCGCCTACCAGGTCTACGAGATCATCGAGCCCGGCGCCTTCGACGACGTCCTCAAAGACGACGTCCGCGCCCTGTTTAATCACGACGCCAACCTCATCCTCGCCCGCAGCAAAAACGGCACCGGCACCCTCACCATCGGCGTCGACCAGACCGGCCTCTTCTACGAGTTCGAGGCCCCCGACACCACCGCCGGCCGCGATCTCCTCGTCAGCCTCGCCCGCGGCGACGTCGACCAATCCTCCTTCGCCTTCACCGTCACCGAGGCCGGCCAAAGCTGGCAAGAGGTCACCGAGGCCGGCGCCACCGTGGCCACCCGCACCATCAAGAAAGTCTCCCGCCTCTACGACATTTCCCCCGTCACTTATCCGGCCTACCCCGACGCCTCGGCCGCCCTCCGCTCCCTCGACCAGCACCGCCAGGCCGCCCCCGCCGCCCAAGCACCCACCACTTTCCCGATCACGGGCGCGCAGGCCGCCCGACTCGGCCTCCGCCTCCCGTAAGCCCTGCGCGCCCAAACACCCAACCCACCACACACCAGATGAAAAACATCATCAAAGAGCGCTCCGAGCGCACCATCGCCCTCCGCAAGGAGGTTAGCACCCTCGACACCACCTCCGCCGAGGGCCGTTCCCGTCTCGACAAGATCTCCAAAGAGATCGAGGACAACGACCAGGTCATCTCCGCCGAAGTCCGCCGCCTCGAGCTCGCCGGCCAAAAGGCCCCCGCGCTCTCCACTAGCGAACAGCGCGACCTCGGCCGCTTCGACCTCGCCAAGCTCGTCAACCACCTCCACCGCAACGCCAAGGGCGCCCGCACCGAGGCTCTCGACGGCATCGAGGCCGAGATGATCGCCGAAGGCGAGCGCGAGGCCCGCGCCGCTGGCATCCAGACCGGCGGCATCATGCTCCCCCGCATGCTCGTCCGTCGCGCCGCCTCCGGCGTCGAGTTCCGCGACATGACCGCCACCGGCCAGACCTCCACCGCCGGCGACCAAGGCGGCATGACCATCGCCACCGAAAAACGCGGCCTGCTCGACGACTTCTACAACGCCTCCGTCCTCCGCCAGGCCGGCGCCACCGTCCTCGAGGGCCTCGTCGGCAACCTCGACCTGCCCCGCCTTACCGCTGGCACCGATCCCGCCAAGAAAGCCGAAAACTCCTCCGCCGACGAAGTCTCGCCCACCACCGCGATGCTCTCCCTGTCGCCCAAGCGCCTCCCCGCCTACATCGACATCTCCGAGCGCCTCCTCACCCAGTCCTCCGCCGCCATCGAGGCCGTCCTCCGCGCCAACCTCACCCGCCAGATGCTCGCCGTCCAGGAGGTCGCCTTCTTCCACGGCAACGGCACCAACGAGCCCACCGGCCTCGCCTCCACCTCCGGCATCGGCTCCGTCGCCGGCGGCACCAACGGCCTCGCCCCCACCTGGGCCAACATCGTCGGCCTCGAGACCGCGGTCGATAGCAACAACGCCCTCCTCGGCAACCTCGCCTACATCTCCAACGGCCAGATCCGCGGCAAGCTGAAGAGCACGGCCAAGTTTAGCTCCACCGACTCGATGACGATCCTCGACGATCGCGCCGGCGGCCTGCTGAACGGCTACCAGAACTACTGGACCAACGCCGTCAGCCGCACCCTCACCAAGGGCAGCTCCTCCGGCGTCGCCTCCGCGATCTTCTTCGGCGACTGGTCCGACTTCTACATCGCCTACTGGGGCGGCGTCTCGCTCGAGATGGTGCGCGACAAGACCAACGCCATCTCGGGCCTCTACACCCTCGTCGCCTCGTCCTACTACGACGGCGGCGCCGTGCGGCCCAAGTCCTTCGCCGCGATGCTCGACGCCCTCGGCGCCTAAGCTCCGCCGGTTGGTTTCCCGGGCCGCCCTGCCACGCCGCAGGGCGGCCCCCTGAAGCTCACCCGCCGCGCACCATGACCATCATCCCCAACACCGACATCCTCATCGCCGGCCGCCACTCCCCGGCCGGCATCCCCGTCGACGTCGCCGACCACACCGCGCGCCTCCTCATTTCCGACCGCCTCGCCCGCCCCCTCGCCGACAAAGTCCCCGAGATCCCCGCCACCGAGACCGCCCAGGCCCGCCCCGCCACCGAGACCGCCGCCGCCACCCCCTCCCGCCGCGCCACCCGCAAATCCTGAGCCCCCCCCCGCACCCTGGTGAAGTCCTACGCCGTCATCGCCCAGCCCGCCCAGGAGCCCCTCGCCGTCACCGACGCCGCGGCCTTCCTCCGCCTGGCTCCCACGGCCGAGGATCTCGCCACCCTCCAGGCCCTCATCGCCGTCGCCCGCGGCTTCGTCGAAGACTACACCGGCCGCGCCCTCATCTCCACCGGCTACCGCCTCGTCACCGATACCTGGACCGGCGGCGAGGCCAACGGCTTTGCCGACGAGCTCCTCCTCGACCGCTCCCCGCTCCTCTCCGTCCAGTCCGTCAAATACATCGCCGAAGGCGACACCACCGAGACCACCCTCGATCCCTCCGAGTGGGTCGCCATCACCTCCACCACCCCCGGGCGCCTCCTCGTCCTCCCCGATTTCCTGCCCGCCCTCGCCGCCCGCCCCGACGCCATCCGCGTCGAGTTCACCGCCGGCCACGCCACCCCCGCCGCCATCCCCGCCGGCCTCCTCCACGCCACCCGCCTCCTCGTCTCCAACTTCTACGAGCAACGCGCCCCCATCGGCAACATCACCAGCGAGCTCCCCCTCGGCCTCCGCCACCTCCTCGACTCCCAGCGCATCGGCGGCTGGGTCGCCTGATCGACGACCATGCACGGCATCCACTTCACCCTCGCCGCCCTCTCCGACCTCCAGCCCTTCACCCTGGATTACTTCGTCGGCGACACCGTCGGCATCCGCGCCGCCATCACCCTCGACGGCACCGCCTACAACCTCACCGGCTGCCAGCTCACCTTCCGCGTCGTCGATCCCACCACCAACCCCGACACCACCGTCTGGGACCGCCGCATCGGCCAAGGCATCGCGGTCCTCGATGCCGCCGGCGGCATCGCCCTCATCGCCCCCTCCACCGTCGAGTCCGCCGCCCTCGTCGCCGGCCGCACCTATTCCGCCACCGCCATCCTCACCGACAGCGCCGGCACCATCATCACCACCGCCACCGGCTACCTTATCGCCCGCTAACCAACACCCACCATGAGCCTCGATACCGCCACCCGCAACGCCCTCGCCGGCTCCCTGCTCGGCCGCTCCGCCTACACCGCCCCCGCCACCCTCCACGCCGCCCTCATCGTCGGCGCCACCACCGCCCTCACCGGCGGCACCGAGGCCACCGGCGGCAGCTACGCCCGCGTCGCCGTCACCAACAACACCACCAACTTCCCCGCGCCCACGGCCGGCGTCGTCACCAGCGCCACCGCCATTACCTGGCCCACCTCCACCGCCGCCTGGGGCGCGGTCAACGCCGTGCGCCTCTACGATGCCGCCAGCGGCGGCAACCTCGTCGCCGGCGCCATCCTCTCGCCCGCCGCCACCGTGGATGCCACCGGCATCACCGTCTCGATCCCCGCCGGCCAGCTCACCCTCACCCTCAACTAAAGCCGCCCGCATGGCCCGCCCGCTCATCGCCCTCGCCACCCGCCGCGTGCGCTCCGCGCTCGAGGTCGGTGGCGTGCGCCTGCGCAGCCTCGGCGCCGTGGCCCTCGCCGCCGGCGCCACTCTCGCCGCCACCATCCGCAAGGCCACCCGCCACGCCGCCAGCCTGGCCGCCGCGGCCACCCTCTACGCCAGCGTCCGCATCCTGCGGCACGTCTCCGCCGCCTACTCCGCCACAGCCACCCTCGCCGCCGTCGTCGCCAAGAGCACCGCCGGCGCGGCCCCCGTCTCCGCCACCGCCACCCTCGCCGGCGGCCTCGCCAAGACCACTACCAACGCCGCCGCGCTGGCTACCCATGCGCTCCTCGCCGTCCGCGCCGAGCGCGCCGGCTATGTCCGCATCACCTCCGGCGGCGACCGCCGCGTCACCTCCACCGGCGATGTCCGCGTCGCCGTCCAACGCACCACCTGACCGCCGCCATGCCCGACATCCGCATCAACGCCCTCGCCACCACCGCGATCACGCCCGCCGCCGACGACTTCATCGAGCTCGACGGCGCCGCCAACGGTAGCCGCAAACTGAACCTCGCCGCCTACGTCGCCCCCATCGCCGCCACCCGCGCCCAGAGCAGCTACGGCCAAAGCGACGGCATAACGGGAGGCCGAGGCATTGTATATCCAGGTTCCGATCGCACGCTTTTAGCCTCCGTTCCAGCCTTTGAGTTTGTGGCCGAGGTTTTACTTCCGGCGACTACTGTAAACGAAAACAGAGGCATTCTAACCGTCGGCAACACGAGCGTGAATGCGACGACAGGAGGGTTCTCTTTTCTAGTCTATGGAGCACATCTTTTTTTCAACTTAGGGACTAGCGGCGGTCAGTGGCAGGCCGTTAATTATGCTTTAACGAACGCGAGTCTTCGCAAACGGTTTCACGTCTCAATTCCCTGCGGCACCCAGAATGCGCCCACGGTCACCGATGAAACCGGAGCCACGGTAACCTTTACACAAAGCATCGCACCATCTGGTGCAGATACGTGGCTTGGCAGCACCCTCGCCAACCGAGCCTTCGTTGTCGGCACGGGCTGGCCTGCGGGCGAGGTGCCCCGCGTAGTTCAAATCCTTGGCACCCTCAGCACCGCTGAAAAGACCGAGTATCGGACGACTGGCCGACTTCCTGCGTGGGTCATGGCAGGCGGGTCTGGCGTGGGTCTTGTGGCCAATAGCGGATTCGAAGTCGATACGACTGGATGGGCCAGTCAATCGAGCGGCACTATTGCACGCACTACGGCAGACTTTAACACTGGTGTCGCGTGCTTGGAAGTAGTCACAGCATCTGGCGGACCCGGAGTCAGAACCGACATTGGAGGTCAATCTACAGACAAAGTTTTTATATGTCGTTTTTGGGCTAAGTCGGCATCTGGTAACACCTCGCTATCACTTAGTCGTAGCAACGGCAGCAACACCCAAATTTTTACACTCACTGGGGCTTGGCAGCAGTTCACCTATGTTTCCAACGTTGGCACTCTGCTCCCCTCTGTTGAGACAAACTTGATTGCCTTTACACTTGGCGGCGCCGGCACCTTTCGGCTGGACGACGTGCAAATCTGGCAGGCTGGAGCCCTCACCGTCCCCGCATACCAAGGCGTCGGCACCGTGCGCGACCTTACCGCACGAGGCGCGACCGACGCCAACCAGGGAAGGCTTGTCGGAGTCACGCCGATCTTGGCCCTGGCGCAGTGCGGCAGCGTTATTAAAATCGCCGCGCAAGCGTTTGGCGCTGGCACTTGGGTCCAGCTTCTTGGCGGGGCAGTTACTGGCGCGAACAAGCAGCGCATTGTTTCTATAACGGGCAACTCTTCAGCCAACACGACAATCGACGTGGGCACCAACGGTAGCACCGCAACCATCGTGAGCGCGCAGACCACGAATGGCGACTTCGACATCGGCACGTTTCTCTCCCGATTACTTGCGGCGAAGTCCTCCGTATGGGTGCGCTTCGCCGCAGCTACCAACGCCCATGTCACGATCAACACCAGCGACCTATAACCATGAGCCACGAAATCACACCCGCCCCGTTTGAGGCTTACTCTTCTTCCCTCGGACTTGTGCTCGACCACGGCGACGACGGCACGATCTACCGCATTTCCACCCCGAGCGGGCAGGTGATCGGTATCCGAGCCAAGACTACGCCAAGCGCGGCCAACGTGGAGGCGGACATTGCTAATCCGCCCGCATCGCCCGTTGCCCCACGCAGCCAATCCGCCCGGACCGTCCTCTCGCGTCTGACCGACACCGAATACACCGCCCTGCACACCTCGAGCCACATCGGGATTCAGCGCGGCCTGGAGGCCGCCCGCATCGAGGGACTGATCTCCGAGAGCGATCCCGACTTCCCCGCCTTTCGCGCAGGTTGCGACGCACTCGGCATCATCGCCTCGTCTCGCTGGCACGACCTCCTCGCACCCTAACCGACCGCCGCCATGAACTGGACCGACATCCTCGGCAACGTCGCCTCCGGCGGCCTCCTCGGCCTGCTCGGCACCGGCGTCAACTTCGCCCTCGGCTATTTCCAGCGCCGCCAGGAGCACGCCCAGCGCGTCGAGATGCTCCGCCTCGAGGCCGATGTCCACGCCGCCCGCGTGGCCGGCGATGTCGCCGTGGCCCGCGAGCAGGGCGCCGCCGGCGCCTTCGTCGCCTCGCAGCAAGCCGAGGCCCAGATCGGCCGCAGCTACCGCTGGGTCGAGGCCGTCCGCGCCCTTACCCGCCCGGGCCTCACCCTCCTTCTCGTCATCCTGGCGACGATCCTGCGCTACTCCGCCGACACCGCCACCCGCGCCTACATCGACCAAAACATCATCGTCACGGCCGTCGCCGCCGTCACCTGGTGGTTCGGCCAACGCCAGCTCGACCGCGGCTCCATCACCTGGGGCAACAAGACCACCGGCGCCAGCGTAGGCCCCGGCAAGACTTCCTGACATGCAGCCCGACCACTCACGCTTCGACCCGCAGAGTCACGACAGCATGTTTGCCCGCATCCTCGTCGAGATCGAGCAAGACCGCAAAACGCGCGAGGACTTCCGCCAAGAAGTCCGCGAGCGTTTCGAGAAAGGCGCCGCCCGCATGGACGAGATCCACGGCGAGGTGAAAAAGACCAACGGCCGCGTCACCCGCCTCGAGGACTCCGACCGCATCCGCATGGCCAAGATCGCCGGCGCCGCCGCCATCGCCAGCACCCTCGCTACCGCCCTCATCTGGCTGCTCGAGCACGGCTACCTCCGCGTCACATGAACCCCGGCCTTCTCGATCTCTCCGGCACCTACCTCGCGCCCCTCGCCGCGACGCCCGCCACGCCCCGCCGCGGCGCCGCCGGCGCGGCCCAGCCCGCCTTCGCCCAGGCCACGCCCATCCACCTCGGCCGCCTCCGCACCCGCGCCATCACCACCGACGTCGCCGGCGGCCCCCGCATCATGGCCGACACCCTCTTCCTCGCCCGCTGGTCGCAGCTCCTCGCCGAGGGCGGCCGCCTCGAGGTCGTGGGCCGCACCTAAGAGTTCGTCTCCATCGCCGTCGCCCCCGGGGGCCGCCGCCGCGCCTGGCTCCACCTCTCCTGCAAGCACGTCAAAGGCGTCGCCGCCGCCGCCCGTCCCCTTGTGGCCTTCGCCCAGTAAACCACCACCATGGACGCCGACCACCGCACCGCCCTCGCCGAGCGCCTCGCCGCGCTCCCCGCCTTCTCCGGCGTGGCCGTCGTCTGGCAGCCCGCGCACATCAACCAGGCCGCACCCCTCCTCGTCCTCCGCCTCGTCTCCGACCGCCGCGGCATCGCCCACGACGGCGACGACGGCCTGCGCGACGCCCGCCTCCAGCTCGACGCCTACGCCGCCACCGATGCCGACGCCCAGGCCATCCGCGCCGTCGTCCTCGAGGATCTCCACGCCTTCTCCGGCCCCCTCACCACCGGCGGCCCCGAGCTCGAATACTGCACGCACGAAAACTCCTTCGACGACTTCGACGAGCCCACCGGCCTGGTGCGCGCCGGCGCCGAGCTCCTCGTCCAGTATCACCCATTTTCCCCCGTTCCCTAACCACCAACCCACCACACGCACATGGCCTCCAAAACATTCGGCGCGACGCTGGAAATCTTCGTCACCAGCGCCTACATCAAAATCGGCAAGCTCATCGAAATCGAACCGCCCACCCTTATGGCGGTCAGCCCGCAGGATTCCACCCACCACGAATCCGCCAGCGGAATCAAAGAATTCATCGTCTCCGGCCTCCAGGAGTGGACGGACTGCACCGGCAAGTTCCTCACCGTCCCGAGCGATGCCGGCCAGGACGGCCTCCGCGCCGCCATCGGCACCATCGTCAAGTTCCGCGTTAAATGCGCCGGCCGCGTCTCGCCCACGGATGACATCCTGTTCAACGCCCACGTCATCTCCGTGGTCAACGACACCCACCCCGTCGAGGGCCGCGACGTCCAGTCCTTCACCCTGAAGCCCACCGGCGTCGCCCCCGCGAGCTGATAAACCATGAGCAAACCCGCCCCCGCTCCCGCCCTTGGCACCATCGCCATCGGCGGCGAGGTCTACGCCCTCAAGTGGTCCCTGCGCGCCCAGTATCGCCTCCAAGGCCTGGGCAAGCCCCCCACCGTGGACGATCTGCGCAACCCCCGCCACTCGCTCCGCGCGCTGGTGGACTTTACCTGGGCCTGCCTGCCCGAGGATGCGCCCTTCGCCACGCCGGCCGACCTCGCCGAGGCCCTCGGCGAGACGGAGGCGGGCCTCGCCAGCGCCGACACCGCCCTCGCCGCCGCCTTCTCCGGCGCCTCGCCCACGCCGGAAAAAAAAGCCGCGCCGAGTTCCTCGCCTACGCCCGCGTAGAGCTCGGCCTTCCGTTCCCGGCGGATGAGATCCTCTCCATGACGTCGACGGAGTTCCTCGCCTACGAGCGCGCCGCCCACCGGCGCCTCGCAGGCGTCCCTCCCCGCCGCCCCGAAGAGTCCCTGCCCACCGCCATCCGCCGCCGCCCCCGCACCGCCGACGAGATCTACGCCGGCTTTCGCCTCGCCTTCCCCAAAGCCCTCAAACCCTCGGCCAACTAGCGCTCCCCCCGTGTCCCTCACCGCCCGCACCGAAGGCTTCGCCGATGCCCACGCCGCGCTCCGCTCCCTCGAGCTCGACGTGCAACGGCCCATCCTCAAACGAGCGCTGAAGACCGCCGCCGCCCCCATCGTCCTCCGCGCCAAACGCTCCGCCAACGACATCGAAGACTCCGGCCTGCTCGCCGACTCCATCCACACCATCGTCACCGGCGACCGCGCCGGCCGCGCCACCGCCAACATCCGGCCCTCCGGCCGCCGCGTCATCGTCGAGCAGACCGGCCCCGACGGCGTGAAACGCCAGAAACGCACCCGCGCCTCCGCCTACGCCCACATCGTCGAGTTCGGCTCCCTCCACGTCTCCGCCCGCCCCTTCATGCGCCCCGCGCTCGACGGCGGCCTGGCCGAGGCCGAGGCCGGCTTCGCCGCCGAGATCGACGCCGCCATGCAACGCCGGATCAAAAAAGAATCCAAAGCCCAAGCGCGCCGCCGATGAGCAGCGCCAGTCCGAGGCCAAGCACTACCGGCAGCAGAAGCAGACCACCCGCCCAAACCACGTCTGAAATCTTGGCCTTCATGGTCTCACCTTAACCCGCCCCCACCATGTCCCGCCAGTTGAAAGTCTCTGTCATCTTGGAATCGCTCGCCCAAACCCAGGGCTTCCAGTGACCCTCATGTTACCTGACCCTTTCGGCCTGACTGCGGCTTTGCGTGCTACAAGTGATCTGTCCCTTGTTGCGGTTTTTCTTGCGGCTATCGCTTTCGCCAAACGCCCCGTTCTACGTGCTCGACTAGACCTGTATCGCGTAAGACTTGGAGTTGCTGGCGAATTTTTGGAATAACATGCCGGTTTTAAGGGTGAAGTGCGGCAAGTTCACTCTCGAAAGCGTAAACGTCCTCGTTGCGGAAGAGGTTAACTTTTAGGCGTTCGACGCAGCGCAGGACGTCCAG